CCGAAGGCCGTCGGGCAAGGATTCACTTCGACTTCGGCGCAAGCTCGCCGGGTGGGACGATGAGTTCCTGGCAAGCCTCATCAGCGCATGAATCTTTCACCCGATTCGCCTGCCTGGCCGCCAAGCGGCACCTGGACGACCTGAAGCGGGCCGAGCGCGGCTGGGACTATCAGTTTTCCGGCTGGCACGCCGCCGACGTGTGCGATTTCATCGAGAAGTTGCCGCACGTCGAGGGCGAATGGTCGACCGCGACGATCACGCTCGAGCCGCCGCAGATCTTCATCCTGGTGGTGATCTTCGGCTGGCGCCGCCGTGAGGATGGACTGCGGCGGTTCACCGTCGCCTACCTGGAGATGGCGCGGAAAGGTGCCAAGAGCACGCTCACCGCCGGCGTGGCGCTGTATTGCCTGTGCTGCGAAGGCGAGAAGGGGCCGCAAATCATCGTCGGCGCCACCACGGCCGAGCAGGCCGGGAAGGTCTTCAAGCCCGCCAAGGGGATGGTGGACCGTACGGCGGACCTGCGCGACGCGTTCGGATTGCGGGCGTTCTCGCGTTCGATCACCTGCCAGGATAACGGCGGCTACATCCAGCCGATCAATTCCCGCGGCAAGACGCAGGACGGCTGGAACCCGCATGTCGGGATCCTGGACGAGCTGCACGCCCATCAGACGCGTGCGCTGTTCGACGTGATCCGGTCGGCGTTCGGGTCGCGTAAGAACCCACTGCTGTGGCAGATCACCACGGCGGGCTACAACATCGCCGGCGTCTGCTACGAGCAGAGGACCTTCGTGACGAAGGTGCTGGAGCGGGTGCTGGCAGCCGAGCACTATTTCGGCATCATCTTCACCCTGGACGAGGGCGACGACCCCTTCGACCCCAAAGTCTGGGTCAAGGCCAACCCGATGCTGGGCGTGACGCCGACTCTGGCATCGATGCAGGATTACGCGTCCGAGGCCCGCGCCAGCCCCTCGGCCGAGGGGGAATTCAAGACCAAGCGCCTGAACGTCTGGCTTAACGCGGCAGACGCGTGGCTGAACATGGCGCAGTGGATGGCCTGCGGCGATCCCACGCTGGACTGGCAGGATTTCGAAGGTCTCGAGTGCTACGCCGGCGGCGACCTGGCCGACAAAGATGACATCACCGCCCTGGTGCTGGTGGCGATCGCCGGCGATGGCCGGCTGCTATGCAAGCCACGCTTCTGGCTGCCGGAGGCGGTCCTGGCGCGGCCGGACCATGCCGAGGGCCGGGGGCCGGCGCCCTATCGCACCTGGGCGGCGCAAGGCGCGCTGGAGCTGACGCCCGGCGACTGGGTGGACCACAACCAGGTGGAAGCGGTCGCGCGGGAATGGATCGTTCGGTTCTCGCTCCGAAAACTGGTGTTCGATCAGTTCGCGGCGGCGCTGGCCATGGCCAGCCGGCTGAATGAGGACTTCGCGTCGCCGGATCGGCCGATCGCCGAGATCCTGCACAAATCGGCGGCCAAGGTCGCGGATCCGGCGAAGGAGTTGGAGGCCCGCGTGAGGGCCGGCCCGAACCGGCTGCGGCATGACGCCAACCCGGTAATGACCTGGATGGCGAGCAACGTGGTCGTGTCGCGCCGAATTGACGGTACCATCCTGCCGAAAAAACCAGCGGAGAACAGTCCGCTCAAGATCGACGGGATCGACGCAGTGGTGAACGGCATGAAGCCGATGCTCTTCCCGGACGAGGAAAGCGCATACGCCGATGGGCGCGGCCTGCTCACGATCTGACCGGAGGCTGGGCGATGGGCTGGTGGTCAAGGATCGCGAATTACGCAATCCGGCGCTCAGGCGAGGCAGATACCGGGCTCTGGAGCGGCGGCACCACGGACTGGGGGGAGAACGGCACCGGAATCCCCGTCACCAGTGTGACGGCGATGCAGCACACCGCAGTCATGGCGTGCGTGTCGATCCTGGCGGGCGACGTGGCAAAAATCCCGCTCGATCTGTTTCGCCGTTTGCCGAATGGCGGCAAGGAGGCCGCGAGGGGTCATTGGCTGCGTCCGCTGTTGCGTGATCCGAACAACTGGCAGACCGCACTCGAATTCAAGGAAATGATGCAGGCATCGCTGCTGCTCCGCGGGAATGCCTACGCGGTCGCCGTGCGGCATCTGACCGGTCCAAAGAGCGGCATTCCGCGCTACCTGGTGCCGATTCATCCAGACCGGTGCATAATCTGGGAAGCCCCGTCCGGCGAGTGGTTCTATGTCGTGACGCGGAACGGGCTGCACGAGATGGCGGTCCTGCGCGAGATGCCGTGGTTCATCTCGTCCGAGGATGTGCTGCACATTAAATGGCTCTCCTCGTGGAATTCACTGCTCGGCTCCAACCGCATCGCGATGATGCGGGAATCGGTCGGCCTGAGCATGGCGCTGGAGCAACATCAGGCGCGGTTCGCCGGCCAGGGCGCGCGTAGCGGCGGCATCCTCACGACGGAGCAAAAGCTCATAAAGGAAGTTCGTGAACAGCTTGCCGCTGACTGGAAAAAGCAACGTGCCGGTCCACGCAATTCGGGCAACACGACAATCCTTGAGCAGGGTCTGAAGTGGCAGCCTCTCGGCCTCTCGATGGTGGACTCGCAGTTCATCGAATCGCGCGGCTTCCAGCTCCGCGACATATGCCGCGCGTTCGACGTGCCGCCATACAAGCTGGCGATCGAGGGCGAGAACGAAGGCCCGGCGATGGTCCAGATGGGCCAGGAATACCTCAACGGTCCGGTGTCGGGGCATTGCGAACGTTGGAAGGCGAAGTGCGAGAACTTCTTCGGCATCGACGGCGAAGACCTGTTCCTCGAGTGGAATTATGAGCACTTCCTCAAAGCGGACCTGATGAGCCGCTACACCGCGCGTCGTCAGGCGGTCGGCTCCTCTTGGATGTCGGCCAACGAAGCGCGGCGTGGCGAGGGGCTGCCGGACGTGCCGAACGGCGACACCGTACTGCAGCCGGCGAACATGATAGCGCTCGGCTCGAAGCCCATCGGTGTCACCGGCGGTCCCGGGAGCGACATGACGGGGGTGCCGGCCCCTGGCGGCGATGGCGACCCGCTACGTGACCCCACGACGGATGTGGCGCCCGGTTCTTAAAAGGAAACCGCGAAATGGCCGACACGCGGCTGCTAAGCATTGAGGAATTCCGCGCACAGGCCAAGGTCGGCGCAGGCGCCAAGGCCGCCGTGTTCCGGCCGCAGGTCGGCACGTTCAAGGCCTTCGATCCCGCGCGCCGGTCCTACCGCTTCTGCTTCTCCGACAGCGGCGAGGACCGCATGACGGATACGATCGACGCGAAGGGCTGGCAACTCGATAACTTCCTGCGTGCCCCGACCGCCTTATTTGCCCACGACAGCAATGCGCCACCCATCGGCCGTGCCGCGAATGTCGCGGTCGAGGGCGAGCGCCTGATGGGTGACATCGAATTCGCACCGCCGGAAGTCTACGAGTTCGCCGACACGATTTATAAATTGGTCGGCGGACGCTTTCTCAATGCGGTATCGGTCGGGTTTCTGCCGGTCGAGCACCAATGGTCGAACGATCCGGAGCGAGAGTGGGGCATCGACTTCATCGCACAGGAATTGCTGGAGATCAGCGTCGTCCCGGTGCCTGCCAACCCCCGCGCGCTCATCGACGCGCGCGCAAAGGGGATTGATACCCGCCCGCTGGTTGAATGGGCGGAGAAGATGCTGGACGGGCGCGTGGCCGTCGAGCGCGCCGAGTTGGACCGGCTGCGACAACTCGCGGCCGAGCCGCGGCGCCGGCGCCCGGCGGCGCAACCCAATGGAGGCAATCGCGTGGCAGATCCAGTTGACGATAAGGTATTGCGGGCTGCGGTCCGTGCCGAGTTCCGCCGTCTCCGCCTCCGTGGCGGCACACCGAAGCGGCGCGATTCGCAGGACGGCGATCCGAAGCCGGGTGATCTGCCCGAGGGTCACGAAAAGGCCATGCGGACCGCCGCAATGCATTTCAAGAGCGCGGCCGATTACTACGACGGCGCCGACGAACATCACGCCGCTGCAGCGGACCTGATGGAGAAGGCGATTTCCAATCTCGATAGCGAGACGCCGCCGGACGACCACGAGGATTGCGTGAGGTCCGCGCAGGCTCATTTTAAGTCTGCCGACGCGCTCGATGATCTCGGCGACGACCACCACGACAAGGGAATGAAGGCGCTGGAGCTCGCCGTGAAGGCGCTGGATGACGAGCCGGCCTCTGCGCCGCCGGATGATCCCGCGAAGGCAGCCATCATCGCCGCTGCACTCGCGAAGGTCGCCTCCGGGCGACAGAAGACCGCCTGACCCCGTTCCTGGCTTGACCAGGCCCGCGCCGAGCGATCGGCTTCTGAGGATACACAAATGCGACTGTGGGAAGCTCGCGCGGCGCATGCCGACGCGCTGAACAAACTCGAGAACGCGGCGAAGGCCGGCAAGGTCGACGACATCAAGGATCTCGAGGCGAAAGCCGACGAGTACGCCCGTCTCGTGCTCGACCTGGAGCGGGCGCAGAAAGGCGCCCCTGCCGGCGCCCGGCCGCTTGGCGAACATGCCGGCGTCGCGGAGATCAACCCCGACCAGCGGACCCTATCGCAGATTCGCTCGCTCGACCCGCGGGTCGGACGGCTGCGGGGCTTCGACGACTATCTCACCCTTGCGCGCAAGGGCATGGAATTCACGCCGCGCGCCGATACCCACTACCGGAGCCTCGGCGAGCAGCTGCAGTCGGTATTCAAGCACTACATGTCGAAGGGTGCCGACACGGACCCGCGTCTCGTGCGCGCGCCGACCGGCGCGGCGGAAGTCGATCCGACCGGCGGCGGCTTTCTCGTGCAGGTCGATTTCGCGGCGTCGATCTTCATGCTCGCGCATGACATGGGCGAAATCCTGAGCCGCGTCAGCAAGCTGCCGATCAGCGCCAACTCCAACGGCATCAAGATGCCGGGCGTCGATGAAACAAGCCGGGCAACCGGGTCGCGCTGGGGCGGTGTGGCGTCGTACTGGGTCGGCGAAGGGACCACGGTCACGCCGACGAAGCCGAAGTTCCGAATCATCGAGTTCGACCTGAAAAAGCTCATGTCGGTGATGTACACCACCGACGAACTGTTGCAGGACTCGACCGCGCTGACGACGATCGCCAGCCAGGCGTTCTCGGAAGAAGTCATGTTCATGACCGAGGACGCGGTTTTCGAAGGCGCCGGCGCCGGCCTTCCGCTCGGCGTCATGAACAGCCCGGCATTGATCACGCTGCCGAAGGCGACCGGGCAGGCCGCGGCCACGATCGTCAAGGAAAACGTGGACGGTATGTGGGCGCGGTGCTGGGCGCGCAGCATGAAGAACGCGACCTGGTTCATCAACCAGGACGCTCTCCCGCAGCTCATGCAGATGAACCAGGCGGTCGGCACCGGCGGCCAGCTTGTCTATTTGCCGCCCGGCGGCCTGAGCGCGACGCCGTTCTCCACCCTCTACGGCCGCGAGGTGGTGTGGACGGAATACAACAACACGCTCGGGACGGCCGGCGACATCCTGCTCGCGGATTTCTCCCAGTACATGCTCGTCGACAAGAACGGCGTACAGGCGGCCACGAGCATGCACGTCGCGTTCCTGACCGACGAGATGGTGTTCCGCATTACCTATCGCGTGGATGGCAAGCCGATGTGGACGGTGCCGCTGACCCCGTTCAAGGGCAGCAATACGAAGTCGCCGTTCGTCGCGCTCGCGAACCGCTGATCCGAGTCGCGGTACGGTCCCAACCGCACCGACGACTGCTTGAACCGCTTTGGGTTGCAGGAGATTGCCACAATGGCGCGTCAGTTCTCGATGCCTTACCAGATTCCGCCCGTGTCCCTGTTGCCGCCCGCGGCGGACGCCGCAGGGCGAACCGGCTCCTACCGCGATATGCGCAACGCCCTGAAGGCCTGGGTGGTATGCCGCGTCAACCAGGGCAACGCGGCGACGGTGGAATTCACCGTCCTGCAGGGCCAGGGGGTGGCTGGTACCGGATCAAAGGCGGTCGGCGTGATGCCGGTCTTCCTCAATGCCAACACGGCATCGAGCGACGCGCTGGTCCAGCAGACGAGCGCGGCCAACTTCACGACCGATGCCGGCACGAACGACAAGATTGTGGTCTTCGAGATCACGCCGGAAATGTGCATGGACGTGCGAGGCGGTTTCAATTCGATTGCGGTGCAGACCGGCGCATCGAATGCCGCCAACATCACCGAGGCCGAACTGTTCATCCTTCAGGCGATCCAGGGCGCGTCCGCGCCGACAACCTACGCCTGATCGGCCTTCCTCCCGACCGTTCTGTTGAACGGCCGCTTCGGCGGCCGGTTTGGAGTTCGCCATGACAACGCGCTCGAAGTATCGCAGCGGCGTCCTCAGCTTCTACGAGGATGTCGGGAACGAGTACGTTCTGCCGGTCGCCCCTGTTTATTTTTACGAGGAGTTCCTCGGGCAGTCGGCCGTCGCGATCCCGGCTGCCGGATCGGCGGTTGATGGCTGGCCGTTCGTCAAGAAGATCATCGGCTCCGGTCCGCCGACGCTGGCCGGTGTGGCGAACGCCGTCGGCGGCCAGGTCGCCTGCACCTTGACCACCACGAGCGAGAAAGAGGATTGCGTCCTCTATTGGGGCGACAACCAGGGGCTCGTTTTCGAGACCCGCGCGCTGCTGTCCGTGCTGCCGAGCGCTTCTGGCGTGCAGGCGGTGTGGGGCGTTGCCTCAGCATGGATCGATGGCCCGCAGAACAACACCTGTTACCTGGAATTCAGCGCCCAGGCGAATGGCGCGGTGCTGGTGACTGCCTTCGACGGCACCACGACAACCTCGGTCGCGAGCGGCGTGACGGTCGGGACAACCGATTGGCACCAGTACCGGATTGACGCATCGAACCTGGCCGACGTTGCCTTCTACATCGATGGCAACCGGGTGAACGCCGACAATTCGATCAACTTCGCGGCCACGGGCACGCTGGCGGTGGTACAGCCATACCTGGCCACCTACAAAGCATCGGGGGCCGGCGTGGCGACCCTGGTGGTGGATTACGTCCGCGCCTGGATGAACCGCAGCTAACGGGGCGCTGATCCATGTTCCTGATCGGCATCACCCCCCAGCTCGCGTCGATCGCGGCCGGCGCGTCGCTGTCCGGCGAAGTGGGCCTCGGCGCGTTCACGCTTGTCGGCATCTCGATGCCGGCGGTCTGGACAACCGCGGCCCTTACATTCCAGACCAGCATCGATGATGCGACCTGGCAGGAATTGTACGACGACGCCGGCAACGAGGTCTCGATCACCGGCGCTGCCGGGCAGTTTCTCATTCTGCCAAAGTATCCGTCCTATATCTGGCGCGGCGTCAATTTGCTGAAGGTACGCAGCGGAACGTCGGGTTCTCCGGTCAATCAGGTTGCCGCCGCGACAGTGACGCTGATCACCAGGTCGGAGATGCTGTGATGCGCCCCGGCCAATACCTGACGCGCGAGCGGCGCGACATCCCCGGCGTCACCGAAAGAGGCCGCCATGCGCACAACGCTGCAGGTGACGACGCAGCCGGCGGCCGAGCCGGTCGCACTGGAGATCGTGAAGCGCCATTGCCGGATCGATCACGCCTCGGACGACGGGCTGATCAAGGAATACATCCGCGCCGCGCGGGTGATGGCGGAGAACTACCTTAGCCGCGCGCTGGTCACACAAACGCTGCTCTGGACCGTCCTGCCGGAAGGGGCGGTGCGCCCATCGATGCATTTCCTGCGCGGGCCGCTGGAGCTGCCCCGTGCACCGGTGCGGGCGATCACCTCCCCCACGGCCGATCCGGCAACCGGTATCGGCGTAGTGGTGCTGGACGAGCGCGGGAACGCCACCACGATCGCGCCCGCGATGCTGCCCATCGTGCCGCCGGCGACGATGCAGGGCTACGTCGCCGACCTGATGCTGGATCCGGCGCGCCTGACGATCGGCCTGGCTACGCCGCTGGTTGATGGTCGCACGCTGCGGGATGTGCAGCTGCGGCATCTGCAGGTGCAATTCCTCGCCGGGTATGGCGCCCCGGCCCAAAACGATCCGCTCGTGGCGGCGATACCGGGGCCGATCAAACAGGCAATCATGCTGACCGTCGCGCACCTCTACGAACATCGCGGCGATGCCGACGCGGAGATGCCGCGGTCCGCCGATTGGCTGCTCGACCCGTTCAGGATCCAGTGGGTTGCCTGACAATCCGACGATCGGCTCTCTGCGCTGGCCCGTCACGATCGCCACGCGGGAGCAGGCCGCCGCGGCGACCGCGGCATCGGCGGCCACAATCACCGAAACGCTGGCCCAGCAGCAAACCGTCCGCGCCGACATTCGGCCGATCGGCCCGATGACTTTCGTCGCCGGCCAGCAGACCGACCGTCCGATCACGCACCGGATCTATATCCGCTGGCTCGATTGGATCGACATGCAGCATGTCATCCTGCGCATCACGCAGCGGCTGGATGGCACCAACCGCGTCGAGACTTTTCGCATTCGCAAGGTCGGCGAGGTCGATGGCCGCAAGCGGTTCCTGGAGATCCTCGCCGAATTGGAAACGCGCCAATGATCCGCCTCGCGGTGATCGTCCAGGGGGGGCGCCTCGAACTCGAGAAGCAACGCCTGCGCGGGGTCGTCCGGTCCGCCGGCAACGAGGTCGCCGCCGCGACGCGCAGCATGATCCGCAACGCGGCGGGCGGCGGCAGGCGCTACTGGCTCGGTCCGGGGCTGTCCTATCAGGCGTCGGCGCCAGGCCAGGCGCCCGTCAGCCGCACCGGCCGGCTGGACGGCGACATCGTGGTGCGGCCGTTCAAATCCGGCGAGGGCGTCGCAGTGCGGGAAAAGCAGTTCTATGCGCTGTTCCTGGAAGCAGGCGCGCAAGGCGGCATCGGCTCCGGCAAGCGTGGTGTCAAAGGCAAGCGCAATCCCCGCCGCGGACGGGTACGCGTTGGCACGGTTGGCGTTCGCATTCTGTTGCCCCGTCCGGCCCTGCCGGTGGCCCTGGCGCAGCGCGAGGCTTCCATTGCCGCGCGGGTCAAGGCGGCGATCGAAACCGGCGTGAAGTTCCGGCGGGAGCGCGTGCGATGAACATTGACGCGATCGCCACGCAGGTCAAAGCGCTCTGCCCGGTCTTCGCCGGCAGCGTGGCCGGCGCGGCCGGATACGCGAATGGCGTGCAGGACCAGGTATGGCTCCCGCTGCCGGCGGCCTATGTGGTGCCGCTCGACCAGGATGCCGACGAAAACAGCAGCATGCCAGGCCTGCAGCAGATCGTACATGAGCGCGTCGGCGTGATTGTGGTGATCGACACGCTGGACGCCGGCGGCCAACCCGATCCGGCAGACCGGCGCGGGCAGGCTGCCGCAAGATCGCTCGATGTGTTCCGCGCGGCGATCTTCCGGGCGATTCTGAACTGGCGTCCAAACGAAGACGGCGGCGACACGGTGACGGCGCCAGCGGCGCGCGGCATCTACTATGTCGGCGGCGGCTTTCCCCAGGACGGAGCGTTCGACAGGAAGCGGTTCTTCTACCAATTCAGTTTCTGCCTGGACACGACGATCAGCGATAATGACGGCTGGCAGCAACCCACGACGCCGCTCGCGCAGATCGCAGGGACCATCGAATTGGACGGCACAACCGCCCTGCCGATCAACATCCCGCTTTAACAATCCGCCTGACAGGGACGCAGCCATGTTCGTCAAGCCTGGCCCGAATACACACGAGCCGGAAACCCTCGGCGCGCTTCGCAAGGTGCGATTCCCGCGCACGCACGCGCTGCTGCCCGAGGAGGGCACGGAGGTGCCGGAGGATCAATTCTGGCTGCGCCGCCTGCGCGATGGCGATGTGGTGCGAGCCGAGGCTCCGAAAGTGGCGCCCGCCGCCGGCGAGGCGGCCGAGAAGGCCGGTGATCTGATCGCGGATGGTCACGAACACACCGCGACGCTCGGTGCCGCCGGAACGCAGGCCGCCGCGCCCGAAGCCGCACATTGACTGGGAGGCGCCTGAATGTCCAATTCCATCAACGTTCCGGGGTTCCCGAGCAATAATCGGGTTCCCGGCGTGTTCGCCGTCGTGGATGCCAGCAAGGCGAACACCGGCACGATCAATCAGCGGTCGCTCCTGATCGGGCAGATGCTGTCTGGGGGCACCGCGGCCGCCGGCCAGGGGGTCATCTCGGCTGGCGTCGGCGAGGCGCAGGCGTCCTACGGCGCGGGTTCCCAGCTCGCCATCGCGGTGGAACGCTATCGCGCGCTGGATCCGTTCGGCGAGCTGTGGTGCCTGCCCCTGGCCGACGCGGAGGGAGCAGCCGCGGCGACCATGAGCATCGCACTGGCCGGCACGGCAACCGCCGCATCCGTGCTGCCGTTGATGATCGACGGGCACGAGGTGCCGGTCAGCGTGAACAGCGGTGACACAGCGACCGTGATCGGGGGAAACGCCGCCACGGCCATCAACGGCTGGACGTCGCCCGGGAAGAATCCACTGTCCTGGACCGCGGCCAACAGCACCGGCACGGTCACGCTCACTGCGCGGAACAAGGGCTCGCTCGCCAATTCCGGCAGCATCAACCTGTCCTGGTATGGTCCGGCGAACGGTGAAGGCCAGTTTGGCACCACCAACGTGCCCGGCGTCACCGCAACCCTGACGCAACCCAGCGGCGGCACGACCGATCCGACCATCGCCACGGCGCTGGCGAACCTGCCGGATCAGCCATTCGACTTCATTGGCTGCCCCTATGCCGATTCAACCTCACTCAATGCGATCCAGGCGTTCCTGTCGGATGCCTCGGGCCGGTGGAATTGGTCCGTGCAGTTGTTCGGGGGCGCCTTCACCGCCCGGGGCGGCACACTCTCGACGCGCACCACCTGGTCAACCGCGCGTAACGATCAGCATGCGGGGGCAGTCGGCCTGTATGGCTCGCCCAGCCCGGACTGGCATTTCGCCGTGGACTGGTGCGCGGTCTCGGCGGTCAGCATCCGATCGGACCCCAGCATTCCGGTCGGCGGCCTGACCGCCGGCGCCGCGCTGAACGTGATCGCACCGCAACTTGCCAACCGCGACACGTTCGCCGAACGGCAGACGCTGCTGTTCGACGGCATGTCCACATGCAAGGTCGATGATGCCGGTACCGTGCGCATCGACCGCGCCATCACGACCTATCAGGAGAACGCGGCCGGCTCGCCTGACAACAGCTATCTGGACCTGGAAACGCCATACCAGCTCATGGCGTATATCCGGCACGTCGAAACGCTGCTGGGCACGAATTACAACCAGGTCAAGCTCGCGGTCGATGGCGCGCGCATTCCGCCGGGTTCGAAGCAGGTCACGGCGCAGACGATCAAATTCAACATCATCGCCGATTACCAGCAGATCGCGACCAACGGCACGCCGGACTGCCCGGCCGGCCTGGTGCAGAACCCGCAGGCGTTCGCAGCCAACGCGCAGGCCGAGAACGCGGGCGGCGGCGTGGTGAAGCTGCTGCTGCCGGTACAGTTGGCATCGCAGTTGATCTCAGTCGCGCTGAACGTGCAGTTCACCAAGACCTGATCGCGCGGCGCGCAATAAGGAAACCAGCACATGAGCGGTTCGACTACGCGCCGGCTTGCCGGCGTCCTCGCCTTCACGATCGATGGCGACGCCTGGGATGCCGCTGGCGACGGCGAATATTCGCCCAGCACGGTGGCCCGCGAGACCCTGAAGGGGCAGACGCGCGTCGAAGGCTTCAGCGAGATGCCGCAGCAGGGCTACATTTCGGCGAACCTGCGCGATCGCGGCGACATGACGGTCTACAGTCTCAATCAGGTGACGAATTCGGTCATCGTCATGCAGCTTGCCAACGGCAAAACCGTGTATGGCTCCGGCATGTGGCAGATCGGAGAAATCGGCGTGCGCACCGCGGAGGGCACGTTCTCGATCCGTTTCGAGAGCGACAGCGTGACGGAGAGCGCAGTATGACCGATCCCTTCACGCTGCCGGACCTGCCGCCCTCGACATACTGCATCCCGATCGACCCGCCGATCGAATTCCAGGGCGGTAAATTCGATCAGCTCGTGCTGCGCGAGCCGCGCACCGGCGAGGTGCGGATGGCCGATGAACTCGTGCGCACGTTGGGCAAGCCATCCGAGCACACGAACCGGAACATACACCTGATTGCCAAAGTGGCCGGCGTCCCGGTGCCGGTGGTCGAACAGGCCGGCGTCACCCGCACGAACATTGCCATGGCCTATCTCTCACTTTTTTTAGGCTATGGCCCAGTAACTGGCGAGATCTCAGCGCCCAGCTAGCGCGGTTCTATCATTGGTCGGAGTCGGACGTTGATGCGCTGACCGGTCACCGCCTGCTGTGGTGGACCGACCGCGCGAACGAGATGACCGAACGGGAGAATCGCCGTGGCCGGTAGCCGTGGGTTCTCGATTACCATAAGCGCGGTCGATGAAGCTTCGAAAGCGATCGATGCTGTAAACAGAAATATCGCGGCAATACGATCGCCGTTCGACCGCGCCGGCAAGTCGCTCGCGAAATTCAGCGACGTTACCGGCATGAAGAAGCTGGCCGGTGGCTTCCGCGACGTTGCCCGCGAAAGTTTTGAGGCATTCGAGAACATCGGGCGCGGCAGTGCGGCGCTTGAATCACTGACCGGCGCCGCTGCCGTCGCCGGCGTCGTCAAACTCTCGGACAAATGGGCGAGCTGGGGGGCGAACCTCAAAGTCTCGGCATCTCGCGCCGGCACGACTGCATCACAGCTCGCGAGGCTTCAGGGCGCCGCCCAACTGGCCGGCAGCTCCGCCGATGCCATGACTTCCGGCGTGACGGCGCTGAACGACAATCTGAACAACGCCGCGGCGGGGGTTGCGCCGCAGGCGATGCTGGCGTTCGCCCAGCTCAAGATTTCGCTCCGGGACGCAACCCTCCAGGTCCGCAAAGGCGCCGACGTGCTGCCGGAACTGGCCGACAAGCTGAAGGCCATCCCGAACCCGGTGAATCGTGCCAAGCTGGCGCAGATGGCGTTGGGCGGATCAGCCGAGAGCCTGTGGCGGGTGCTCAGCCTCGGCTCCGGCGCGATCAAAAAATTAGAAGACCGGGCCGCGCAACTGAATGGCACCACCAATCAAAGCGCGGATGCCGCCGACAAGGCGCGCGAGGCGAACGCCGAACTCGGCCTGGCCTTCCAGGGTCTTGAGAACACGATCGGCAGTCAGTTCGCGCCCGTTATTACGTCCGCGGTGCAGGGCATCACGGCTTTCGTCGAGCAGCACCCGCACGTAACCGCCGCCGCCGCGGCGATCGGCGGGGCTATAGCGGGCCTGGCTGGCGGTCTTGGCACGTTGCGACTGGCGTGGGTCGCCATCATGGGCGTGCAGAAAAAGGCGGCGGCCGGCGCCGTGGCCGCCGCGGCCGAGGAAACCGCCGCCGCCAAGGAAGCCGCGGCGGCAGCGCGTATCGAACAGGAAGCCGCGGCGGGTCCGGCCGCCGGCGGCATGGGGCGCGGCGTTCGGGGCGGGATTGCCGGCTCCTTGGCGGCTCAGGGGCTGACGGTGTTCGGTGCCGTCGAGAAAATGCAGGAGATGAATGCGCCTAAGACCGCCACGCAGAACGATGCATGGTGGAAATCCCTGCCTCCCGATTCTCCATATTGGCAGGGTGTCCCGGAAGCGCAGCAGAAGCGCTTTCCCAATTCGCCACTGAATGCCGATAATCGCTCGCCGTTTGCGCGGTTGATGGGGTGGGGCAAGTCGGGTGGGACGTCGCCGCCCACGACTGCCTCCGCGCCGGCGCCCGGTGCCGCGCCGATGATGAACGGCGATCTGGCAAAACGAGAGGCGGCGGTTCGGGACCGCCTGGGGGCCGATCTCGGACTCACGAAAGACCAGGCATCCGGCGTGGTCAGCAATCTCGTGCGTGAATCAGGATTACAGGGGGTTAACGAAAAAAATCCCCTCGTGCCAGGATCGAGGGGCGGCTTCGGCTGGGCGCAATGGACCGGGACTCGCCGCGTGGCGTTCGAGAAATGGGCCGGCGCCAATAAGCTCGATCCGAAGTCGGACGAGGCGAATTACGGTTATCTGGTTCATGAGCTGAAGAGCGGCCAATTTTCCGGCGTGATGCGAAGCGTGCGCGGCACGTCGGATGCTACCAGCGCCGCAAAGGCTTTCTTCCCGTACGAGAGCGGCGGAGATCCCCGGGTAGCGTCCGGTGCCGCGGCGCATGCCGCTGCCGCAAGTCAGATCGCGGCACTTCCCTCGGCGCCTCCGGCCCTGGTGGCCGGCGGCACCGGTGGCGGAAACGCCGCTGCGGGGGCCGTGACGGTCAGGGGCAGCGCCGATCTCAATGTGCGCGTCTCAGGACCGCCCGGCACCACGACCACCGCCAGCACGTCCGGCGATCTTTTTAACGGCGCGCCAAAGATCGCGCAGGCGATGCAGACATGAGCGGTACAGCATCCGGGCTTGGCCCATGGGCGGCCAACCTTCAGCAGGCATCCTGGCGCGGCCAGCCTTTCGTGGTCAAAAGCTCGACCGTGCGGCGTGGGCGCCGGGTCGCCGTGCATGAATACCCGTTCCGGGATGTGGTCTGGGTCGAGGATCTCGGCCGCGGCACGCGCACGATCGGCTTCACCGGGTTCCTGATCGGCGACGATGTCTACAGCCAGCGCTCCGCCATGCTGGCGGCGGCGGAGACCGCCGGGCCCGGCACGCTGGTGCATCCGTCGCTGGGCATGCTGCAGGCCAGCCTGACCGACTTCAGCGCCGGCGAACGGGCCGAACTCGGCCGCGTGGTCGAGATCGAATTCAGCTTCATCCAGACCGGCCAGGATCAGCCGCTCTATCCGACGCCGGATGTCTCGACGCAGGATGTATCGAACGCCGCGGCGGATGCGTGCGATGCCGCGTGCGGGGCGGACTTCCTATCCCATATCCAGACCGTCCTGGCAGCGGGAGAAGCCGTAACGCAGGGGCTGATGGCCACGGCGACCGGCGCCGTGGCGAAGATTATCGGGACAGAACCGGCGCTGAGCGTTCTCGCGGGGCAAGCGACGGCGCTTCCCTCGCAGATGTTGAGTCAGGCGCTTGCGCCGATCGGGCAGTCGGTCGGAATGATCAGCGACGCAGCAATTCCGAGCGGCGCGATGCTCGGGCTGCCCGGTTATTTCGGAAGCTATTCCGTCGCCGGCCTTACGGCGGCATTGCCCGATACGGCCACCATCGAGTCGCAACTCAGCGATGTGTGCGAGGCTCGCGCGGCAGTGATGGACGCCGGGAATACATTGCTGGAAACCGCAGAGTCGGCACCGGAAAACCTCGCCGGAGCGACGCAGTCGCTTATCGCATCGATAACGACGGTTATACCTTCCCCCAACGATCAGCTCCGGATTTTGACCGGTCTCACGGGATTCGGGCGATGATCGGCGATGATGTCGCAACGGCGCAGACCGCCCTCGCGGCGCTGATTCGCCGGGCCGCCTTGGCCGCTCTGGTGCGCGCGTCGGCCCTCTACCAGCCGACCAGCTACAACGATGCCATGGCGCGAATCGCGGGGTTGACGGGGCTGCTGGACGCCGAAGCCCTGGCCGCGGCCGACGCCGGCGACGAAGCCTCCTACACCGCGCTTCGTGGCGCGCGGACGGCGGTCACTGCCGATCTGCTGGCCCGCGGCGGCAGCCTGCCGAAACTCGCCACGGTGACCCGCTCGCGGCCGATGTCGGCGCTGCTGCTGGCCTGGCAGCTCTACGGCGACGCGACGCGGGTTGATGACCTGGTGGCACGGGTGCAGCCGGTGAATGCGCTGTTCATGCCGGCGTCCTTCCGGGCGCTGGCGGCCTGACTGGATGATTTCAATGCCAGGATTCAGCGGCGCGGCCGGCGGCCGGAACGCCAGACAGCCGGACAACACCTTGGCACTGGTGACCGGCGGGAAGCGCCTGACGGGCTGGCAATCGATCCGCGTCACGCAGCGGCTCGAGGGTGCGCCCTCCGATTTCGACCTGCTGGTGACAGAGCGTTACCCGGGTGAGTTGTCGCAGGCCGTCGTCCTGCCGGGGCAGCCCTGCAAGGTGACGATCGGGTCCGACGCGGTCGTGACCGGCTACATCGATCGCTATGCCCCCGCCATCTCGCCGAACCGCCACGAGGTGCGCATCCAGGGCCGCGGGAAGTGCGAGGACCTGGTCGATTGCAGTCTCACGCCGGGCGTGCTGAACGGCATGACGGTCACCACGTCATCGCTCGTTGCCCTCGCTGCGCAGATCTCCAAGCCGTTCAACATCGAGGTGGTTGACAAAACCGGAAGCGGCATTCCGGTCAGCATCCCCGGCGGCGCGCCGTTGCAATTCAACGCCACACTGACCGAGACATGTTACGAGGTCATTGAGAAGGTGGCCCGGTTTGCCGGCGTCCTGCCGTACGAGGACGGGACCGGAGCGCTGATCCTGGCGAGCGTCGGCGCGGGGAGCATGGCGAGCGGCTTCGCACAGGGCGTGAACGTTCAACAGGCATCCGTCAGTTTCTCGATGGATGGGCGGTTTTCCGAATACCTGCCCTACCTCATGAGCACGAACTTCGTCGGTCAGCAAGGGGTCGGCGGCATGCAATTCACGCCGGTGCAGGACAAAGGCGTCCCGCGCTATCGGCCGCTTATCATCGTCTCGGAGCAATGGCAGTTTTATCAATCGTTCGCCGAACTTCGGGCGCAGTGGGAGGCGGCCCGGCGTTTCGGGCGGTCGCAGGCCGTGCGCCTGACTTGCGACAGCTGGCGGGACAGCGCGGGCGCGCTGTGGCAACCGAATTTCTTTGCGCCGCTCAATCTGCCGACGCTGAAACTCACGCCGTCGGTTCCATGGGTGATCGGCGAGGTGAGCTTCTTGGCGGATAAGGACGGCGGCACGACGGCCGAGCTGACGCTGATGGCCAAGGAGGCCTTCACGCCGGAGCCGACAATCCTGATGCCGTTTTTGTGGGACCCCAACAGCGGCGTTGCGCCGGGCGGCGCGGTGGATGGCGGGAGCGCGCCGGGATGAACCAGGAATTACGCCGGATATTGAATGCAATTGCCGCCGGCACGATGACGGCCGCGGACGACAGCGGCACGGTGCAGCGGCACCAGGTCAAGATCGGCTACATGGAATTACTCGACCAGGTCCCCGTGGTGCAGCAGTTCGGGTTGGCGTCGTGCCCGCCGCTCACCAGCGATGTCATCGTACTGTTCATCGGGGGCGACCGCAGCAATGCGGTGGTGATCGGCAGCAACAACCAAGGCAAACGGCCGACCGGACAGGCTTACGGCGAGACCAGTCTATTCAACGCCTTCGGTATGTCGATCTACATTTCGAAGAACGGCATCGTCTTCGACGGCGGCGGCAAGCCATTCCACTTTGTCAACGGCGACGTGCACGTCGATGGCGCGGTGCTCGCGGGCTACGGCAGCGCCGATCAGATCGGCCTGCAGACCCACACGCACGAACAGCTCAACGACAGCCACGGCGACACCGAGCAACCGACCCAGGCGCCCAACCCCGGGACATAGAATGCCGCGAGGCCGCTTTGCATGGATATTCTCCTGTCCTGGGATACGCAGCGGTTCCGCGGCGACTGGACTGTCACGCCGGGCGACGCTGCGATCGATCCCGGCGGCCTGCAGACCGCGGTGCTGATCTCGCTGTTCACCGATGCTGCCGCGACCGATGACTATGAGCCGCCGGCCGGCGCCGCGTGGGAACGCCGCGGGTGGTGGGGCGATACCTACGAACCGCTGCCGGCCGGGTCCAATTTGTGGCAGCTCAACCGCGCGAAGAAGACGGCCGCCACGCTTTTGACCGCACAGGATTATTGCTCGGCGGCGCTGCAATGGATGATCAATGCCGGCGTGGTGCGGGCCGTCCAGGTCGCATGCTCATGGCTCGATCAGGGCACCATGAGCATCGGCGTCAAAATCACGAATCTCGCCGGAAATCAGCAGACCTTGACGTATGCGTGGGCCTGGCAAAGCGCGGGGGGTTGATCGATGCCATACGCCCGCCCGACACTCACGCAGCTCCGCGACGATGTTCTGTCCGATATCAACTCGGCGCAGATCGTGGACAGCGGCGGCGTCATGATCGTGGCGCTGCTACAAAAGGCGATCCTGCGTTATGTCGCCTACGCGCAGGCCGGTGTCGGCTTCGAGCATTACAGCGAACTGGACTGGATTGCGAGGCAGTCCGTTCCATGGACCGCAACCGATGAATACCTGGACGGTTGGGCCAACCTGAAGGGCGTCACGCGCGAGCCTGCCACCGCGACCGCCGGCACCACGACCTACACGACCACAGGGCCATCCATCCCGGCCGGGACCGCGATCACGCGCAGCGGGGACGGCTTCGCTTTCACGGTCGTATCGTCGACGGTGTCCGGAACGAGCGTCACGGCCATAATGCAGGCTCTAACGGCCGGATCGGCCGGCAATTTCGATGCCAACGTCGTGTTTTTGATCTCCAACCCTGTCGAGGGCGTCCTGGCGCAATCAACCGCCTCGGCGCAGACCGGCGCGGGCGCAGATCAGGAAACCGACGACAACCTGCGCACACGCATGCTGGAGGCATATGCCGCGCCACCGCAGGGCGGCGATCGGCAGGATTACATCGAATGGACGTTGGCCGTCGCCGGCGTCACGCGCGCATGGGTGGCGCCAAACCTCGTCGGCAGCGGCACCGTGACGGTGTTTTTTATGATGGACACGGCGGAGGCCGCCCACGACGGCTTTCCGCAGGGCACGAACGGCGTGGCGACAAATGAAACGCGCGACGCGGCGGCGACCGGTGATCAGCTGACGGTGGCCAACGCGCTGTATGTTGAGGAACCGGTCACCGCGCTGGTCTATGCCAACGCACCGGCGGGATCCGCCACGGCGTTCACCGTGGCGGATCTCGGCGCGAACAACACCACGGCAATGCAAGCGGCGATCACCGCCGCGCTGAAGGACATGTTCGTCCGGCTGGGCTACGTCGGCGGCACTGCGCAACCGGAAACCGGCGCGGCGTGGCCGGCGATCGAACCCGATGCCTGGTACGCTGCCCTGGAAGCGATACCCGGCCTCTCCGGCTTCAAGGTCCCCGTTCCATCGGCGGCGATTGCCGCCAGCGCCGGACAGCTTCTGACGCTGGGCAGCATCACGTTCGTGACCTGACATGACAGCGCCAAATTACAGCGCTGCCGATTTTCTTCGGGCGTTCCAGGATCATCTTCCGACCGGGGCGGCGTGGCCGCGCGATGCGGACGCGGCGCAGACGCAATTCTTCGCTGCTCTGGTGCTGCAGTATGTCCGGCTGCATGGCCGATCGGTGAACCTGCTGAGCGACGCCTTCCCCGTAGCGCCGGTGGAACTTCTGCCCGAGTGGCAGAAGACACTGGGGCTACCCGATCCATGCGCCGGGCCATCGCCGACGCTGCAGCTGGAGCAGCAGCAGGTGAACGCCCGCTTCATCGCGAGCGGAGGCCAGTCGCGCGGCTACTTCGTCGCGCTCGCTGCCGCTCTTGGTTACACGATCACGATCACCGAATTTGCGCCGTCGCGTTTCGGCCAGCCGTTCGGCGCTCAATTCGGCGGCTCCGCATGGGCCTTCGCCTGGCAGATCAACGCACCGACTTTCACTGTCGAGAGGTTCACGTTCGGCCGCGATGCGTTCGGCGAGCCGTTTGCGCAGTGGGGCAACACCGTCCTGCAATGCGAAACCAGACGCCTCGCGCCAGCGCATACCACGCTGTTCTTCAATTACGGGACCGGCATGGCGATGGTGGATGAAGTCGGCGGGGAGATGTTCGACGAAGCCGGCAACCTTCTCGACGTGGCAGCATAACGGGGCATGCAATGCAGGCGATGACAGACCGTGCTGCCGGATGGGCAATGCGCACGCTGGCGGTGACTGCCCTGTTGCTGTGGCTGCTGACGGACGGTGCTCTGGCGGCATGCAGTGGCTATGGGGGCGTGCCGTTCAGCTGCGATACGGGAAACACGCCGCAGGCCGGCGACTACGTCCTGGGTGGCAGCAACACGTCGCCGCAGGCCGGCAAAACGGTGCGGTGGACGTGGGGGCAGATGATCCAGATGGATCACTCCCTTTCGCCGGTCACGCCGGCCGGCGGTGGATCGGCGCAGACACTGGCGACGTGGACAGGATATCTGGCGGGACAGGCGAACCCGAATCCCCTCATCGCGACACAGTTTTCGGTCGACCTCGGCAATTACAGCGCGCCGGCGGATTATCCGGCGAGCATCACCGGCGCCGGGTTCGTCGGCGTGCGCGGCTCGCTTGGTGCAGCCGACACGACCGCGACAGCCGCCGCGGTGTTCCAAAAGATCGCGACCGGCAACTCCAGCCTTGGCGTCGATCCTGCCTCGGCGGCGATCGCCATCAAAACGCTGGGCGGTCCAGCGTCGCATGTGACCGCCTCCTACTCCGCGGCACAGGACAATGCGCCGGGCTATACGATATCGAGCGGCGGCTACAACGGCTCGACCGGCGCGGTCACACTGACCTTGGCGTCATCGCCATCGCTGGCGGTGGGCGACGCGTTCGCGGTTCACGGGCTGACCGGCACGGGGGCCTTTGCCGATGCGGATGGCGTCTATTTCGTCGCCGGCGCAGGCACATCGGGCACCACGGTCGTTTATGCGATTGCGACCGGGCTGACGATGACCATCACCGGCGGCAGCCTGGCGGCCGGGGGGTCTTATACGCCCTACCTCGAGGCGGCGCGGGCGGACGCGACTCTTGCCGGCGGCGAGCTGGCGTCCGCCTATGGCATCGTGCCGCAGGCTGGCACAAATGCCGGCGTCCCGTACTGGCAGTTGGTCGCGGCCGAGGGGACTATTTCAAACAACACGGACGATCCGCCGTTCGCGTTCAACATCAATCATTTCGGCGCGCCCTTCCTCGCGTCGTGTGAATATCAGGGCGTCAGCACCGGTCATTGCGCGGCGGCGGTGATGCTGAACCCGAATTCCGGCGGTCCGTTCTGGCGCGGGGTGTTGATACCGAGCGGGGCGCTGGACCCGGCCGGGACCGCGATGGAAGTGCGTGGACCGGTCAATATCGGCATCGACGTATCGCTGGCCGAGGACATGTATGCCTCGGTGCTCTTGCCGAACGATACGCCGACCCGGGCGCTCAATGAGGCGGGATCCGCCGACTGTACGATCTATTATCTGGACGCCAGCGACATCGTCAAAATCGGTTCCGACACCTGTTCCGCCGGCACGAGTATCGGTAACGGCACCAGTCCTGTGACCGTCAACGGGCCGCTGGCGGTGACCCAGATCGCCACGTATTCCCCGGTCACCGCGCCCGCCGCGCCGGCCAGCGGTTACACGCTGTACGTCGATGTGGCGGACAACAAGCTCAAAGCCATTGCGTCCACCGGCACCATCACCACACTGGCACTCCCTTGATGACCAAATTCTCCGCATTCGTTATCGCCGCGCTGCTCGCGCCGGGCGCGGTGGCCCAGACCGCGCCGGCCGCAAGCCCGACGATGCACGATCTGCACCGCATGTATCTGGCCTGCGAGCAGCACCACCAGGTGCGGGCCGTGGTAACGGGACCGCCGGCGCGCTGGCAGGTCCATTGGACCGCGTTGCCCACGTACGAGACGGACGGACCCTGGCATAACTGCCCCGCTGTGAAGGCGGCCTTCGAGAAGGCCGACCAGGCGCTGATTGCTCAGCGGCAAGCGGCCACGGCGCCGCAAAGGGCCGCGAGGGCGGCACAGGAATCCGCGCTGGAATCGGCAATCGGCACTTTCAGGGCGGCCGGTCACTGAAGGGATTCGGCAGCTCTCCGATCGAAGCGGCCACGATGCAAGCAGCCGTGCGCACGACGCGGCTTCTCTCAAGCCCCGAGGAATCAAGATGGACCGCCTGATCGCCACGAATTCGGTTCCGTACGCGAACCGTGACGTCGCGCCCGTGAGCGGCACGCCGCAATATGCGACCGACGGCACCCCCGGCGTCACGCCTGCCACGCTCTGGCCGTCCTACGCATTCAATATGCTGCAAGACGAGCTGATGGCGGTCATCCTGGCGGCCGGGATCACGCCGGACGACACGAACTGGGGGCAGCTGCTCCAGGCCATTCGGACGCTCGGCCGCATCAAGCTCACGGGCAATCTCAACATTTATGTCGCAACCACAGGCAGCGACACCGCGAACACGGGCCTGACCTCGGGATCGCCTTTCGCGACCCTGCAGCACGCATGGGACGTGCTGGTGGCCGACTACGACCTGGGCGGTTATACGGCCACGATCAATCTGGCCGCCGGCACCTACGCCGCAGGACTGACCGCCGCGCCGCCAACCGTCGGCGGCAGCGTCGTCGTTCTCGGCAATGCCGGTTCCCCCGGCACGGTCACGATCAGCGTCGCTGCCGGAAACTGTATTTCGATCCTGAACGGAGACAGCGTCACGCTCAACGGCATGACGTTGACCACGGCGGGCGGCTCGCCGAGCGCGTGTGTGAACGCGCAGAATGGTTCGACGGTGGCATTTGAGAACATCGTCTTCGGCGCGGCTTACTACCATCTGCAGGCCTCGATCGGGTCGCAGGTGGTTGCGATCGGGGACTACACGATCTCCGGCAGCGCAGCGGGACACCTGCGAGGCCACGCCACGGGGGTCCTGCAGGCCAGCGGCGTTACCGTCACCCTGACTGGCACGCCCGCTTTCTCGGTCGCGTTCGCCATCGCGGACGAGTGCGGCGTGGTGGAGGCGACCTCGACCACCTTCACCGGGTCCGCGACCGGCGCGCGATACAGCGCCGTCCTGAATGGTGTGGTTCAAACCAACGGCGGGGGCGCCACCTATTTTCCTGGCAGCTCAGGCGGCACCTCGGCAACGGGCGGCCAATACGCCTGATGCCGCAGCGTCGGCCGTCGTAACGCAATCCACGGGAACACCCGATGTCAGGCTCTCTCCGCGGCGTCGTTGCCGATCTTGAGCCGATCTGGCTCAACACCAAGGCACCGGGCGAATCCCGCGGCTTCCCATTCGACATCTCGGCGCTGGTCGATCTCGCAACCGAAACCATCATAAGCCTGTCCGCCGAAGCGGCGCCGTCGGGCGATGGCGAGTTGCAGCTTTCCTCGGTCTCGCTGGCCGGATCCACGATAACGGTCGGAATCTCGGGCGGTCAGCCGACGCGCGAATATACGCTCCTGGTCAGCGCGACAATGGCGGACGGCGAGGTGTTCGATTTCCTGGTGCGGCAGAAGGTCTCCGTGATCTTCGCCACCGATCAGGCGCCGGCCCCGCCATCGTGGGGTTTCGGAACGCCGGTCACCTGGAATGCCGCCGCGATAATGGCACTCGATTACTCGCGTCCGCTCGGCAGCAGCATCGTCGCCGGTCTCCTTTGAGGTAGCAACATGACGGCACAGGTCAATGTTTCCGGCCGCGATGGTGGGAGCAACCCGATCACGTTGCGCGCAGAGCAAGCGAGCGACTTTTCCCTTGCGATGCACCACGTCGTCGAAGTTGCGGGCGCGCCCGCCGCGGCCGGCAATGAGCTATCGGTGAAGTTGACGCCGGTCGCGACGGTTGGATCGGCGGCGCTTGAGAATTTCCATGTCCTCAAGGCTGCAGCGGGCACGCTCTACGCGGTCAACTGCAACGCGACCCAGACCGGATACGTCATGCTGTTCGACGCCGCCGGGGTGCCAGGCGACGGTGCCGTTACGCCGCGCAAGGTGTGGTTCTATTCAGCGGCGACGCAGCAGACGATCGACAAGGCCTTCAATCCGCCGCTGGCGATGGCGGCCGGGGCGGTCCTGGTGTTCAGCACCACGGGGCCATTTACCAAGACGACGCCCGGCAGCGGAGCCGCCCAGTTGTCGGGAGAGATGGCATGAAGAAATGGCTGTTGGCGGCCGTGTTCCTGGTGACGCTGCCGGCCCTCGCCTGGGCGTATCAGGAGTATCAGACGCAAGGCGGTCAGGCCGTGGGCGCGGCGGTGCTGATGTGGATCAACGGATCCAGCCAGGCCGTCCCCGCGAGCGCATCGACGCAACTGCCCACCCAGGACAGCGCGGCTGAAGGTTCTCTCAGCACAATCGCCAGCAGCCAGGGATCGTCCGCCACCGGCATTTCTCAGCCCGCCGGCGGATCGGGCATCCTCGGGTGGCTCTCCGGGATCTACAAGGCCGTCACCGGCACCCTCACCGTCGCTACCTTTCCCGGCGGCGTCACCTCGACCGAGGCGAATGGCACGGTCGCGACGGGGGGCACCTATCAGCTCGTGTTCGCCGCGTCGGCTGGGCGCAAGGGGTGCCTGATCCAGAACACCAGCACGCACACCGGGTATGCGGCGCTTGCGAGCGGCGCACCTTCGGCGGGTTCCTATATCGGATTTCAGGTGCGCCCGAACGGCGGCACTTTCGACTGCGCACACGGCGGCGTCGTGGCGACGGACAACGTCTGGTACACCACGCCGGTGACCGGCGATCCGTTGGTGGACGCCGTGCAATGAGCCGAATTCTTCTTCCGCGGCGCCGGTTGCTGCTGGGCGGCACGGCGGCATTGTGTGCTCCCGCGATCCTCCGCGCCCAGACGCTCGGACCTGGCGCGCCGGCAATTCCCGGCATCGTGCCATCCAACCGGTTTGCGCTTCGGCTGCGGTCGCACTGGCCAGCAGCGGTCCCGAGCGCCGGCGTCGCAAATTCGACGCTCTACACGCTCGAGGCCGCGCCGAGCTGGGTGAGGTTCGTGTTCACCAACGACGAGACCTCGCCAATCACTGTGTCCGGGGCAGCCGTGGCGCTCAGCAGCACCGTCAACGACGGCTACACGCCGACGGACCAGACCGGCACGCCGAACACCGCGCTGTTTCAGCCGGTCACGTTCGCGAACCTCGGGGCATCGGTCGATCCGCAGTTTCAGCCCGGCGGCACGACGCCCTCGATTGTCCAGCGGCCCAACCCCGGCGAGGTCGGGTATCGGCCCAGCCAGATGGTCTCGGATTGGGTCCAGTTCCGGACCCCCAACCCGCGCACCGACGGCGGGGCGGGCGCTCTTCTCATGTGCCGGACCCTCGGGGCCCTGACTGGCCCCGGCTCCGCCGCAGAGGAAACGCAGCTCGCCGCCCTGGGCCGAACCCTCGCCTGCTACAACACGTCGTCGAATGGCGCCGCGGCGGTTGCGTCCCCGTTTAGCTTCGCGGGCGCGACCCTGGCCTACAACACGTCGCCGTTCCAGGTCGATTACATCGCGGCAGCGAGCGGCGCGACCGTGATGGGATGCGGCGACAGCATCGACGATAATTGTGCCAGCTACGTCAACCAGGCCTGCTTCCGGATCAGCACCCCGGCCTATCCGGTCTCGCCGATCGGGGACAACCGGGCCGGGTCCCAGACCTGGAATTTCCTCGCGACCGGCTCGGCGATGTTGCAGTCCGACATGCCGATCCGGTGCGTGGTCATCGAGGTATTCAGCCGCAACGACGGCTCGCCGGCAACCCAGGCCCTCGCGGCCGGCGGCTGGAACGCCGCCATGGCGCTGGCCGACCAGGCGCAGCGGATGGGGGTCAAGGTGATCCTCTGCACGACCGCGCCCTACTACTACAACGACTCATCGAGCGAGACGTGGCGCGTCTGGTCGAACGGGATGGTGCGGGGTTCCGGCTACCCGTTCCTGGACCTCGACGCGGTGTGGGGCGCGGGCACGAATCCGAATTCGTACCAATCGCAATTCAACTCCGGCGACAACACGCATCCGAACATGACCGGGCTGAGCGCGGCCTCGATCGTGTTGGCGCCAATCCTCCAACAGGTTCTGACCGCGTGAGGCGCACGATGAAGAAGCTCGCATTCCTGCTGGCCGGTGTGGTCGGGCTAGCCTCGCCGGCACTCGCCCAGCAATACAACCAGGGCAGCCCCTACAACGTCCAGACCCAATTCGGGCCCCCGCAGGTGTTCAGCGGCGCCGGAAACTTCACCCTCAACTTCACCGGCACACATTGGCTGCACGCTGTCCTGTGCGGCGGTGGTGGCCCCGGGGCATGGGGTGGCATCGTGGCCGCGAGCGGCTCCGGATCGGGCGGCGGTGGCGGCGGCGGTGGTAGCTGCATCCCGATCGACGGCCCGCTGAGCCAGAGCAACGGCCAATCGGCGTTCGAAGGGCAGGCCTACGCGACCGTCGTCCTAACCGCAGCCTCGGTGGGGGGCACCCAAGCGACGCCCGGCGGCTCAGGGGGAGGCACTAGCTCGCTCGCTCAGTTCCAGGTCAGCGGTGCGCCGACCATCGTCGCAACGGGCGGAAACTCGGGATCCCGCGGCCAGAATGGCGCCGGGTCGGGCGGCGGCGGCGGCGGGGGCGCCTGGGGCGGCTCAGGCGGCAACAGCGGCTCTGCGGCCAGTGGCGCGACCGGTGGCGGGGGCGGCTCGCCGGGCGGTGGGGCCGGGGGCAGCGCCGGAGCCGGCAGCTACCCATCGCTCAACTTCGCCGGGGCCGGGGGCGCGGGCACGGGTGCGACCGGGACCGCTGCGGCGGGGATTTGGAACACCTTCGGGGGTGGTCCAGGGGGAGGCTCCGGGGGCGGCTTCGCATCCGGGAACGCGACCAATGGAGGCCAGGGCGGCCAGACGCCCGTCGCTCAGTACGGGGCGATCACTGGTGGCATCGAGGGGATCAATGGGTTCCTCGGCCCGGCACCTCCGGGATCGGGTGGCGGCGGCGGGAATGCTTCCGCGACCGCCAGCGGGGGCGCGGGTGGGACCGGGGCCTACGCGGCTGGCGCCGGCGGTGGCGCGGCGGCGATCGCCGCCGCAGAGCCGACCCAGTCCGGGTCCGTGTCGGGTGGCAACACCCTGACCGTCTCCTCCGCGACCGGCATCACCAATGGGATGTATATCTACGACCTCACCACCCTGAGCGCGATCCCGAGTGGCACAACGATCACGATCTCGGGCACCACCGTGACCACGTCCGCGACCGCGACCAGCGCCAACGGCGATACCCTGGCGTTCTCGGCCTACCAGCCCGGCAATGGCGGGAACGGCGGCGGCTCGGTCCTCTACGTCTGGCAGTGGTGACAGCCCGAGACGGGCAAAGTCTGACGGTCCGGACAACGCGAGGATTTCCGAAAATGACGACGCCAGGCGAACCGGTCGATCGACCGACCGCGGAAGAGGTCGCATACCTGCGCCAGCAATATGAGGCATACCGGACGGGCCGCTGGATCCTGCTGTGGGTGTACCGAGGAGCGGTGGGAATCGGCATGCTCGCCGGCGCCGTCATCACCGTGTGGACCCTGTTGCGCATGACCGCGCCTCTGCACCAGCCATGACGGCCGCGCTCGCCGAAATGGCGACGGCCGCCGGCGCACTGGCCGCCGATCAGCTTGCCGCCGCAATCGGCGCTGCCGCACCTCACCTGACGCCGGACGCGGTCGCAACATGGGCGCACGCCTTCGCCACGCCGGCGTGTAGTTCCGGCATCGTCGGGCCGCGCCGCGTCGCGATGTTCATCGGCCAGGTGTGCGAGGAGAGCGGCGGCCTGTCCGTGCTGGTGGAAAACCTTGATTACACGGCCGAGAGATTGTGCCAGGTCTGGCCGTCGCATTTCCCGACGCTCGCCTCGGCCGAGCCTTATGCGCACCAGCCGGAGCAGCTCGCGGATTGTATTTATGCCGGCCGCCTGGGCAACGGACCGGCCGGCAGCGGTGATGGCTGGCGCTTCCGCGGCGAGGGTCCGATCGAGCTGACCGGTCGCGGGCTCATCTCGCAATTCGCCGCGGCGTTTAACATGTCGCCGGATCAGGCGGCAGCGTGGATGCTGACACCGCCTGGCGGCGCGGCAGCGGCATGCTGGTACTGGACGTTGCCCGCCCACCCCCGGTCGCTCCTGGCGCTGTCCGACACGTGGGACGTGGCCGGGGTGACCCGGATCATCAACGGCGGCCTGATCAATCTGAATCGACGTGAGGCGCTGTGCACGGCCGCGCTGCGGGCTGTCAGCTAACCGGCCGCAATGACCGTTCCGAGCCGGCGCGGCGCCACGCCGGCCGGGCACGTGACCGAACTGCCTGAAAATCTCAGGCAGTTGGCAAACACCCTACAACCCGGAGTTCACCATGGGACGACCGTTCTTCGGCTTCAGTGCCGAGGGCTATTTCCGGCCGCACAATATCTTCGGCGTCATGCCGCGTGATCCTTTTGGGATTGCCCTGCACATGGCGGTGACGATCATCGTTGCCTTGATCCTGCTGCTGTGGATTGCCTCGGTGTCCCATGCGCAGGGGGTTGCTGGTACAGCCCCTTCCCTCTCACCGGACGCAACGATGATCCTGGCGCGCCTTGGTCTTGGCCGGTATGCGGCTGGCTTTGCCTCCCTGGTGTTCGTTGGAGGGTTTGTCGTGGCGCACGTCGTGCCGTGGCTGCCGGTGCCGATGGCTGCCCCCGTCACCTTCTGGGCCGCCTTTTATGCGCGGTCCTATGCGGTGCTGAACTTCATCGCGGGGAATTACGGGAAGGCGCTGAATGTGTCGGCACCGACGAAGCCGGCGGGCTGATCGTGAGCAGCGCGGCCACTCTGAAAGCCTGAAAGCCAGACCCCACGCGGGGATGTCCGCGCACCGTGTCCCTTTTTGCCACCTCAAATGAGGTCGGAAAAAGGGACAGCCCCCTCGAACCAAGGAGACTCCCCATGCGACGCTTCGTTGCTATCGCTTCCGCGTGCCTGCTTGCCGTTGGCTTGGCCGCGTGCAGCACCAGCACCACGCCCGCCAGCAGCGCGCCCGTCGCGCCGACCGCAGTCGCCACAGCGGTTCAGACCCTCCTCGCTGCGGACATCGCCCAGATGCTCCAGGAGGCCAACGCCGCCACCCCGCCGGACATCCAGGCGATCAACTGCGCGACCTTTCTCCAGACCAACATGAACGCGCTCAACGGCCAGTTGGGCGCGATGCAGAAGCCGGCCGGCATCCTGTCCGCCCTGGAAGCCGGGAACCTCGCGCTGAGCAACGCCGCCAACGGTCTCAGCCCGGCGATGCGGACCGCGGCAGAAAATGCCTGCGCACCGTACGCGCAGCACATCGTGGGCAACGGTCTGACCGTCGCGCAGGACATCGCAGCGATCCTGGCCCCGCTGGGGGTGAAGATCGCGGTACCGGCGACGATCCCGCTGCCTGCCATCTGATCCATCTCCGCTGATGGCGGCCGGCTTTCCTGTCGTTCACAACGGGAAAGCCGGCCATCAGCAACAAGCCAAACCGCCGCCAGCAACGATCTGCGGGAGCGCTTCATGCTCGATCCGTTGTTGCTTCCCCTCGCTCTCGCCTCCCAAGCCACATACGCAGGAGGCAGGCCGTGGTTCGTCAACGAGACCAACACCTGTCAGGTGTTCAAATCCGCGGTGAACGATCATCCCTGCTACGCGTTCGAAGGAACTTCCGACTGGCAGGAGTGGATTGTTGATTTCTTCGCGCTCGACGTGAGGTTCTACCAACACCCCAAGGCCGGCCCTGTGCATCTCGGCTTCTGGCTGGATATCGCCGATGCGGTGCGATTTATCGCCGCTGACCTCATTTCCATCGGCAGGCCGGGATTCTACATCACCGGGCAGTCGAAGGGTGGTGGGGAAGGCGTCCTCTGCCACGCCGAACTGAAGTCGCTCGGACTTACCCCATTGGCCACGCGAGTCTTCGAACCTCCGAAGGTCGGGACCAGCCAGCTATCCAGCTATCTCGCAGGGGATGACATCGGGTGGACGCAGACCTTCAACGCCGAAGGATCGGACCTCGTTACTCAGGTACCACCCTGGCCGGAATGGTGTCACCAAGGCAGAGTGACCCGGCTGCAGGTACCGGACAGCTATGGTATCCGAGCGAAGCATGTGGTGGGGGCGCAGGTGGAGGTGTTGCAGGTGGGATGACCTCACCGCTTGCGTTGCCGCCGGTCCCAGCAGATGAGCCACCATGGTGAGCCGGCATCCACTTCCTTCCGGCCGGATTGGGCAGTCATCGGCTCAACGCGCAGCTTCCAGGTTGTCACGCCCAACCCGGCGGTCCCGCTCTTTGACGGGTTGGCCGATAGCACCCGGTAAGCCCGGCGCACACGTGGCCCATCGCCCATGAGGATCGTCCCGACAAGGGGAGGTCCATCGATCGTCGGCGAGCGGTAGCGGAGCGTTGGAACGCGGTCACGCACTTTGATTTACCTGTCGTTTTCCGAGGCCGGTTCGCAAGAGCAGCTTTTTTGATTCGACCGCTACGTCACCTCCGGGGCGGTTGCGCAAATCAGATCGCAGCCGCCGAGCTGCTGATCAAAAGCTATTCGCTCGGTAGTGTCTCTCCAAACTGAGACACTACCATTCGCTCCGGCCCCTCCTGCTGAGGTGGCAAAACCGATACAACGCCCGCTGGGCCGGTCTCGCGACCGGTCCGGCGGGCGTTTTTTGCGTACAGCCTGCGCCGATTATCGTTTGGCAGCATGCCTATTGATGGATTTGGCAGAATCAGACCCACGTTGGTAACACGGGTTCGAATCCCGTAGGGGACGCCAACGTAATTCAGGCTACGGCCCGGATCGTTCGGGAGTAAGGTGCGCAAGCACGGTGCGATCCTCGTCCGTCAGCACCTCTATGGTCGTCATCGCCCATACTCCATCAACCGCATCATTCCTGGCATTTCAGTCGCACCTTCACGCCATGCCCGGGTCGCACTGCCTCATTGACAGAATGTATCCTGTAGAATACAAATGGGTTGTGATCGACGTGCGCAGAACCGACGCGTTCGCTGCCTGGATCGCGAGACTACGCGACCGGCAGGCCCGGGCCCGCATCGAGATCCGGATCGTCCGGCTCGCGAACGGCAACGCGGGTGACGTCAAGCCGGTCGGCGAGGGCGTGTCGGAGCTGCGGATCGACTATGGCCCGGGCTATCGGGTCTATTTCGTCCGCCGCGGCGCGGCTGTGATCGTTCTGCTGGCCGGTGGCGACAAGGGCAGCCAACCCCGCGACATCCGTGCTGCCCTCGCCCTCGCCCGCGAATTGGAGGAATGACCCATGGCTACCAGAATTTCCCCTTGGGAACCGACCCTCGATACTGAAGCCGACGTCCGCGCGTTCCTCGACGCGGCGTTCGATGATGGCGATCCCCAGACCATTGCGTCGGCCCTGGGATGGGTCGCGCGTGCCCGCGGTATGGCCAAAATTGCGGAAGCCGCCGGTCTAGGCCGGGAAAGCCTCTACAAGTCCCTTTCGGAGGACGGCAACCCACATCTCGCAACGGTGATCAAGGCCATGCGGGCCCTTGGCTATCGGCTGGCGCTGGCCGATGCTCGGCCTGGCGACCAATCATAGGGCTACAACGTAGACATAGTGCTCATCATCGTCGGCCCCGGCACGCCAACTACTTCGACTGGTCTGCCGCTCCCGCAACAATCATCAGCCGCTCTAACATCCGAACCGCCGGGGCGGCGTGTACCATTCGCGCCCGTCCGAGCCATCGCGCCGCGGCGGCGGCGTCACCTTCGACCAGCATGCGCATCGCCATCACCGCCAAGGTGCGCCCGCGTTGCTCGATCTCCTGGACCTTGCCGAGATCGGCACGGCACCGCCGGCAAACGCTCGCACCATTCAGGCTGGCCCGGCAGATCGGACAGACCTGCATCCTGTCAGGTTTCCAGGTAAAACAGCAGATCGGCTAGTGCGGTGCGCGCCTGGTCCAGCTCCGCTGTATCCCCAGAAGCCTGCGCGTCGCGGATCGCTTCCATCAGGTCGATCATCTCCTGGCGGTCCTCGTCGCCGGCAGAGTCCAACCTTGCCCGCGTCTTTTCCAGCAATGCCGCGATCGCGTCAGAATCGACCTCGCCCTCTGCTGCTGCTTCCATATCGCTCTCGCCGAACAATGCGCCGA